AGCGGGCGGAGCGCACTCTTTAGCAACACCACAGGTGCCAGCAACACAGCCAGCGGGCGGAGCGCACTCTTTAGCAACACGACGGGCTCAAACAACACCGCCAGCGGGGTGGAAGCACTCTTGAGCAACACCACGGGCAACAGCAACACAGCCAGCGGAGACTTTGCACTCTATAGCAACACCACAGGCAGCGGAAATACAGCAATTAACCCACGAAATTCATTAGGATCTTACGAACCAGTATTTAACCCAGTTACCGAAAACAATCGCTTCTGTATGGGCTCTACTGGAGTTACCAACGCCTACATTCAAGTGGCTTGGACGGTGGTGTCAGATGCTAGGGACAAGACAAACTTCACGTCTGTGCCCCACGGCCTAGAGTTTGTAAAGGGGTTGCAACCTATTGCGTACCAATTTCGCACAGCGCGGGGCTCTGAAGAAACCAATGGCGGGGTGCGTTACGGCTTTAAAGCCCAAGACGTGCTGGCGCTGGAAGGTGCTAACCCGGTTATTGTTGATAATGAAGACATAAATAAACTGCGCATGATTGATACAGCTCTAATTCCTGTTTTGGTCAAAGCAATTCAAGAGCAGCAGGCGATAATCCAATCCTTAATGAAACGCATAACCACACTAGAAAGTAACTCATGATCGAAAACACACCACAACAAATTGCTCAGCACTACTCGTCATCGATGGATAGTGTTAACCTGATTAATACACTGAAGGCCAAACCCGAGTTATCAGTACAGGAAACTGACACTATTAAAAGAAACCAGGAACATCTAAAAATTATTCTAGACAAAGACTATTGGACTACCGAAGATCTAGATCCACTTCGCAAAGCCGTTAAGTCTTAAAACAATATTTTAAATATATTGGTTATATAGAAAATTATTACCAATGGTAACACCACTAAGAATTCAGCCCCGTACTTACTCAAATGATAATATGATACTTTCTCTATTGCACGAGGAAGTCATAGCAATCCAGTCAATTGATGCATTCTATATCCCACGTACATTGGTTTTTGAGGATAAAATTCTTGGTGAGGATAGATTGAGCCAATTCAAAGAAGCATATCCAATTTTAGCCTATCTTGAAGACGTAGACGGTTATCAGGGGCAGAACTCATTTGCATCAAAGTTCGGTCTACAGATTGACTCTAATACCACATTAACCATATCGGCTGCTGCTTGGGGTCGGTCTGTTGGTCAATTTGGCTCGACTATTTTACCGAATCGTCCGTGCGAGGGCGATTTAGTTTATCTACCGATGACTAAAGGACTGTTTAGTATTACATTTGTTAACGACAAGTCGCCATTCTATCAGTTAGGTCAAAAGTATACTTACAAACTCAGTATTGAATTATTCAACTATTCTAGTGAGAAAATTGAAACTGGTATACCAGAACTTGATGCGATTGAAGCCGAACATACACAAGATACCACTATTAGACCAGATATTGATACATTACCACGAGGCGCAGATAATCAAAAGTTTCGTGATCGTGGTGCTGCACTAAACTGGAATTCTGGTAATCCATTTGGTGATCTATAATGCTAGAACAACCCTTTTATCATGCCACCATTCGGAATACGATTATCTCGTTTGGTAATCTATTCTCGAAGTTAAAATTACAACGCGCTAATGCTGCCGGTGCGATTACACAAACTATTGCAGTGCCTATTACATATGGTAACAAGGAAAAGATCTTTGTTCGATTGCGTCAGGAAACCAACTTTGAGAATCAAGTTGCAGTAACCCTACCGCGTATGGCCTTTGAAATTACTTCTTATTCACACGATCCGTCTAGGTTTCAAAGTAAACTAAATAAGATTACATCCAAGAATCCGGATGGTTCAATAAATGGAATGTTTGTTTCCGTTCCTTATAATCTAGGAGTATCTCTATATATTCTAACAAAGGGCTCTGAGGATGGGCTTAATATCATCGAACAGATCCTGCCAATCTTTATTCCCGAATATATGCTACCAGTTGTAGGTCTATCAACAATGGGATTGGTTCAGGATGTTCCAGTAATATTGAATTCTGTTTCATCACAGTCAGAGTTCGAGGGCGACTTTATGGCCCGCTCATTAACGACCCACCAATTAGATTTTACGGTAAAGATTAATCTCTATAGTGGTATCGGTAATGCCAAAGAGATTACTAGGACCGATGTTGGAGTTAGAGCTAGGATCGATGCTGGGCTCCCCGATATTACACATACTGCAATTGGCGATCCAGATGACAAAACAGTTACAGACTTCTGGAACTAATAATGGATAATAAAGGTTATAATGGCAATTTATTAATCAAGACCGTTGGTGCACAACAAGACTGGACGCTGGAGCAAGTTCAAGAATGGACAAAGTGTAAGGAAGACCCAATATATTTTATCGAAAAATATATTAAGATTGTAACACTAGATTACGGTCTTCAACCAATGAAACTATATCCATTCCAACGTGATATTATTCTAGGCATCGTTAATAATAATAAGGTCATCGCATGTTGCGCCCGGCAACTAGGTAAGTGCGTCGATAAAAACACTAAATATACTGTAAGGAATAAAAAGACTGGTGAAATCAGATCTTTAACCGCACAGGAATTTCATGAGCAAACAAAAAAGACCAACCCAATATAAAGCAATATTAACATGTATTCAATGTAAAGTGGATTTTACTGGGCGTGCTGGGTCTAAATTTTGCACCCCAGCATGCAACAATGCTGCAAATGTAGCACGTAATATTGTTGCAGAAAAAAATTGTATGGTATGTGCCAAAATTTTTACTGGTAGAAAGGGCTCTACATTCTGTTCTGATGTCTGCCGTGATATTTCAAATGATAAAGATAAAACTGATAAACGAGCAGCTAAACTTTTCTCTAGATTGTTAGTGGCTCACCCAACGAATATTAAGTCTTGTGATGAATGTAACACAGATTTTTCTCCAACCATTAAATTAAAAAAGTGGTGTTCCATTGGGTGTAGAACCATCTCATCTGGAAAAACTCAAAAAAATAAAGCTGATAAAAATCTAAAAATTAAAACCTGTAAAGAATGTAACATAGTCTTTAAGGGAAGAAAAGGAAGTAGTTTTTGTTGTAAAATATGTAAAAATAAACATGATCTGAAACAACAACATATTGATGCAGTCGAAAAGTATCAGAGCGTAGAGGAATATGTAATCTGCCCGGTTTGTTCCTTAAGAATGGGTCAAATTTCCTCAGTGCATATGAAGATTCATGGTATGACAATACCAGAAATGAAGATATTATATCCAGACCAAAAGCTCTTATCAGTGAATCTTTCAATGGAACTATCTAAGAGAGTTGAGGGAGATAAAAATCCAGGATTTAAGCATGGTGGTAGACTATCTCCATTTTCGAGCAAATTTTTAAAATATAATGAATTCAGTAATGTTGAAACAAAGGAAATTGTCGAAAAGCTTTTTGTAAAATCAATCAATACTAGAAATATTAATGATAATAACAGTACTAGATTGTCTTACTATACAAGTCGTGGGATGTCGGAATTAGATTCTGAGATAGCTTTACATAACAGGCAAACAACATTTAGTCTAGAAAAATGTATAAATGACTATGGTGATGAATTAGGTACTTTAATATGGGCTGATAGACAAGCCAATTGGCAAAATACTTTAAATAGTAAATCCGATGAAGAAAAAGACTTAATAAACTCCAAAAAATCATCGAAGGTTAATTATAGATCGCTGTGGTCTCAAACCCTTGACAGTCAGGGCTACTTTTATATTATAGAGATATACCCCAATGTTGTTAAAATTGGAGTCACATCAAAGTCGGATATAAGAAAAAGATATAATATTATAGATTTGAAAACCACCAATATATTATTGTTTGAAAAATGTCATAGTATCAATCATGCTTTTCAAATTGAGCAGTTACTTAAACGAAAGAATAAGTTGCTTATAAATAACTCTGATTATGGCGCATTTGGTTGGACAGAGGTTTTCAATAACATAGATACAAGCGTCATATTAAATGAGGCTTTAATAATGCTTAATAATCCCGATTCAATAGCTATTGAGTTTAATAATGTGTTTAAATTAAAAAATGGTTCTATCTGATATAACCAACCGTAAATTTATAGAGAGCTTCGATGTTTCTGAGTGGGAAGTCGAAACAGATACCGGTTGGGAAGATATATCCTCTAGCAATAAGACAGTTGAATATGAACTTTATGAACTGACTACAGAGTCCGGCAGAATTTTAAAGTGTGCTGATACCCATATTCTATTTGATAGAACTATGGATGAGATATACGCCAAGGATACATTTGGTATATTGGTTCAAACCAAAACTGGTCTCGATAAGGTAGTTTCAGTTGTCGCGACAGGCATATATGAAAATATGTATGATCTCTCAGTTAACTCATCTAATCATAGATATTATACTGATGAATTCTTGAGCCATAATACGACTGTTATGGCTGCATTCTTTTGTTACTATATACTATTCAATTCAAGTAAGACTTGTGCCATTCTAGCCAACAAAGCATCTTTAGCCAGAGAGATTCTATCTAGAGTAAAACTAGCATATGAACATATACCGAGATTTTTGCAGCAGGGTATTTCAGAGTGGAATAAATCAAGCATAGAATTAGAAAATGGTAGTAGGATTATTGCTTCTGCTACTTCTGGTAGTGCTATTCGTGGGCAGAGTATAAACCTACTTTTCTTGGATGAATTCTCCCATATACCAAGTGGAATAGCAGATGATTTTTTTGCTTCTGTATATCCGACTATTTCATCGGGTAAAACTTCTAAAATAGCAATAATTAGTACGCCGAATGGTTTAAATAGTTTCTATCGTATGTGGACAGAAGCCCAAGATAATAGCAACGGGTTTATACCTATTTTTGCCCCGTGGAATTCTATCCCATCCAGAACACAAGAATGGGCAGATGAACAGAGACGTGTATTGGGTGATGTTAAGTTCTCACAGGAAATGTCGTGTGACTTTATTGGTTCCTCTAACACACTCATCTCTGGTTCTAAACTTAAGTCTATACCGATTACGCGCCCAATTCTTTCTAATAGCACCACATCAGTCTACTCTAAACCAGTACCTGGAAATAGCTATGTGGCATTAGTTGATACATCTCGGGGTACTGGAGGCGATTATTCTGTTTTTCTAATCATAGATGTTACTACTCTACCATATAAAGTAGTCCTTAAATATAGAAATAATACCATATCGAGTATGTTATATCCGGGCGTTATTCATAAAATTGCAATAGAGTATAATAATGCGACTGCATTTATTGAGACCAATGATATCGGTGAAGCAGTAGCCAATGATCTATATTATGATCTAGAGTATGAGAATGTTGTTTTCTCTAATAATGGGGTTATCGTGATATGGGGTGGTAAAAACTCACTACCTGGAGTTAGAACTACCACAAAGACAAAGCGTATTGGATGCGATAATATTAAGCAACTAATCGAGAAGGATATGATGATTATTAATGATGCCGAAATTCTCATAGAGTTAAGTAATTTTGTGGTCAAGGGAAATTCCTATGCCGCAGATACAGGTCATGATGACCTGGCGATGTGTCTTGTTATGTTTGGGTATATGTCGTCAACAGTTAAATTCGAGGAACTTACTGATGTTTCAGTAAGGGCTAGAATTATTGAGGAGCGTCAAGCCGAAGAAGATGCCATGGCTCTACCA